GCGGCGGCACCACGATCATCAAACAGATCAGCCGCTCCCTCAACAGCGAGGACTTCGAGAAGATCGACATCACCGCCACCAACTATCCGCTGGTCGTTTCCGGTGGCGGCGGCGCGTGAACCAACCATTCCCATCCTGAGATACCGACATGAATGCCATCACCCACATTTCATCCACCGCCACCAGCAACACTTGTCTCGCCGCCGCATTGACGGCAGTTGGCATCCCCCTTGCCGAGAAACCATTCGTCCGCGTCGTCGGCGATGGCATCAGGGGCGAGCGCACAGTCTGGTTCTTCGATCCGCAGAGCGCGGACAATCGTTTCCAGACCAAGGAGCTCATCGAAGCGTGGAACGATGATTCATGGCACCTCGCCAACCCGGAGCATCCGTTCGCCTACATCAAGTGCGCCCTGCTCAACCGCCAGCGCTTGGTGGATAAGGTGAAACAGGACGTGCCGCTCGCCTGCGTGAAACGCCGGGGAAAAATCGCCTTCATCCCGCTCGATGCTTCGCCGCGCACCGAAGATCTGTTCCTTCGCTACCTCTGAGATCCCATGAACGACATCGACCGTCAGACACTTCTATCAACCGCATTCCATGAGGTGGAAACCATCGTCGCCGGACATGCCATGCGGCCCCTATCCCTCGCCAGCTACGACGTGTTGCTCCGCACAGGCAATCCGCTGGTCAAGGGGGAGATGCCCCAAGACGGCACCCCAGAGTTCACTTCGGCAATCATGGGATTCGTCTTCACCCATTGCGCCCCGTGGCCGGAAGTCGTGCGTGCATCGTTCAACGACCAGGGATTCCGCGAAGCCGCCCTGATCTTCTGTGGCGACCTCACTCCGGCCGACTTTCAGACTGCGTTCAAACGCCTCGAAGAACAAAGCCGGGAACTGGAGGCGGCACAGGTCGAAACCATGGGGGACATCGGCGGAAAAAAGCCCCTCCCTGCGACGAGCCAGGTTTCCTAGCCGCACAGGTGTTCGCCGTCGCCGCCGAGACCGGTTGGCCCGAGGAGCGGATTCTGTTCATGCCTCTGGCTCGGTTGGGGCAATACAAGCATTGTCTGCTTCGGAGGAACGGAGTGAGAACACACTGGAGCAACACCGGGAGCGAGCAGCCAGCGCTTCGAGATCAATTGGATGAGCTACGAATCCATTACGGCTATCGTGGGGATTATGCAAGCAAGGGTGATTGAGCGTTGCTAGGCAGAGCGGCAATGCCTAGTCTCTCGGTGGCGAAGATCTGAGTTCGCTGAAACCTTGAGAACCAGAACGGTTAATTATGAATGAGATGCATTTGTTCGAAAGATGGTTTGTTGCACCACTAGAAAAACTGAAAGAGTGCGACAATGGGGACGGAGCTTTCGTTGCTTTGATGATGAGTCTGCCACTATATGAGCGCCTCTTGAAAAGCCGAATCAAGATCCGTGACGGCAGCTGCCCCGATCAGGTCTTTAACGCTGAAGTCTGTGCTGACCTTGGTATAGACGAAAGCGTGAGACAAAGGTTCTGGGCCATTTTTAGAGTCGGCATGATGCATCAAGCTATGCCACAGGCTGGAAAAACATATTGGGAATTTGGTTCGGTGTGGGAGGGCTATCCCCGAATCGAAGATAGGATGGGGATTCAGATAATGAGCATTGATCCGTGGAAGTTCGCTGATCATGTGATTTCTCTTTGCCGCTCCGAGCCAGCAGCTTTGGTCGCGTCTGAGAGCTTTCCGTTTGCGTCGATTTACACGGTTCCAGTCTACAAGGTGAATTGACTAAGCCGATACTGGGTTGACTCCACCCCCGGCGCATGAGCGCCCTGACAGTCACCCTTGGAGCCGACATCTCAGCGTTGAGGCGGTCCATGGCGAGTGCCACTCAGCTAGTTTCCGCATCCGCCAAGAAAATGGCGAGTCTCAGCGCGGCCGGACTGAAAATCGGACTCGGGGCGGCTCTTGCGGGTGGTGGCGTGGCACTGGCAGCAGGAATCAAAGCGGTCACATCAGCCGCGGATTTCGAGCAAACGAAAGTAGCCTTCGCAACCTTGATCGGTGACGCGGGGAAGGCAGAAAAAACGCTCGCGCAACTTCGTGAACTTGGAGCCAAGACGCCATTCGAGTTTCCCGAACTGGCCGATGCCGGCCGCAAGCTCATCGCCTTCGGTGAGGGTTCTGACACTGTTGCCGCGACTCTCGCCCGCATCGGAGACGTGTCGGCTGGTGTGCAGGCTCCGGTCAATGAAATCGCAGAACTCTACGGCAAGGCGCGGGTCCAAGGGCGGCTCTTCGCCGAGGACATCAACCAGCTAACAGGCCGGGGTATTCCAATCATCGGCGAGCTGGCCAAGCAATTCGGCGTGTCGGACTCACAGGTCAAGAAGCTGGTAGAGTCTGGGCAAGTCGGTTTCCCCAACATCGAGCGGGCGTTCATTTCCATGACCTCGCAGGGCGGCAAGTTCTCTGGCATGATGGAGGCGCAGAGCAAAACCACCAATGGCTTGTTCTCCACCCTCAAGGACACGATCAACGAAGTGTTCCTCACCCTTGGCACGCCGATCAACGACGCCATCCGCCCCATGGTCGAACAAGCCATCGCGCTTGCCCAGAAACTCGCCCCACTGGCGGCGGAGGCGGGACGCAAAATCCGCGACGCCATGCAGTATGTGATCACCGTGTTCAAGAGCGGCCAGTTCATCAGTCTCGTCGGATCATCGTTGAAACTCGGGTTTGCGATGAGCGTGAATTTCCTGTGGGCCACACTCCGCGCCACAATCGCCGCCGCCGGACAATACATCGTCGAAATCTTCCGGACCGCCATCACCTACTTCCAGGTCATCACCACAGCCGACTTCTGGAAGGGCATGGGCAATGCGCTGATCGGCATCTTTCTCAGTGCCATCGGTTTCCTCCAGAAAGGACTCGCGGAAGCGCTGGAGATCGCACGCCCGCTCGCCGAACTCTTTGGAAAGGGTGACGCCATCAACTCAGCCCAAGGAGCCCTGCGCGAGTCGGCGGGCGTTCTCGATGCCGAGGCGGCAGGACGTTACAGCGATGCGGGTGACCAGCTTGGACCGCTTGCCGAAAAGGTAGGACTCAGGTTGAAGGAGGCGGGTGAGAACATCTCCGCCCGCTTCGGCGACGCATTCTCCAACACTGCCGAAGTGATCGACACGACCGGCCTGCGGGCGAGTATGAATACCGTCATTGGAACTATCCGGGAAGCAATTCCAAAGCCAGAGGAGGTGAAGCAGGTGGCAACCGCAGCGGCGAAGACCACGGCAACAACCACACCTATGGCGGCAAATCAATCAGCCAGCCTCGGGCCAATCGTCACCTCACTCGGCAAAGTCGGCGGCGGCGGATATTCGTCCGGCACCCTCGACGCCCAGCGCGAGAACAACAAGCTGACGAGCGAAACCAACCGCCTGCTCACCGACATGGGCCGGAAGATCGAGAAACTCGGAGGGGGTGGACAAGCAGCGTTTGGTTGACTACGGATATTTCATGCGGTGGACTCGTGACGAACACGGAATGCAATTCCAGGCGATCCATTATTCCAAGCTAAACTCCCGCCAGCAGGAGACTTACAATTTTCACAAAGTTGCCGGAATTCTTGCTGACTATGGATTTACTTCGATTCGCCTCTCCGACGATTGGGAGGGAGCTGATTTTATCGCCCAACATATCGACGGTTCATCGTTCTTGAAAGTCCAACTCAAGGGGCGACTCTCGTTCAACAAGAAATACTTGGGCAAGGATCTTTGGATCTGCTTCATCCATGAAAATCAGGTGATTCTCTATCCACACGATCTTGCTCTTGAGAAGTTCTCTGGGGAAGGTCGGATCACTAACACTGCCGCATGGCATGATGGCGGAAGCTACCACTTCCCATATCTTGGAAAAGAGGTTCTCGCGTTGATTGAGGAGTTCCGCATTCGTCCGGTGAAAACCTTTGGTTGACGCCACGTCCCGGCCAAGATGCCGAGACACGTTTCCATTCAACCGGGCCAACTCTACCCGCAACCGGATTACAGCCTCAGCGTGGACCGCGAAGGCAAGTGGACGGCCAGCCAGGTGTTCCTCTGCCACCGCAACTCCATCACCAAGCTGATGCCGCGTCCAGGCACGTCCCACCCGGAAATCCCGTTCATCTCCGTGGACAATGCCACCGCGCAGGTCAGTGAAGGCGACATCGCCCAAATCACCTGCAACTATGCCGGGACCGACAACAATAATGCGGATCCCAACAAGACGACCTACACCATCGGCATGTCGCTGTCCGAAGAGCCGTTGCTTTCACACAAGAAGTTCAAGGATCTGAGCGAGGAGGAAAAGGAGGCGCTCCAGGCGATCATCAGCGGCAAGGACAAGGATTCGTCCG